GCTCTCTTCTTTTTATATCATCGTATGATCCAAGCTCTTTTGGAATTTGCATAATAAATACTCAGTTAGTTTCTTGAGATTCCAGCACCCTCAGTTGCATTTGAAGATATGCCACTTGATCCGTATGCACCTCCCATAGCACCCATCATGCTTCCTCTTGCTGCTCTTTGACCTCTAGACCCACTTCTGCTGCGCATTGATTTAGTTGATGTTTGTGTTCCTGGTGCAAGTAAAGATGCTGTGCCTAATCTTCCACGTGCAATCGCTTTTAGTCTTTTTTCTTGCTCTTCTATTTCTTCATCAAGCCGTCTTGATTGTCTTTCAACAACCGCAAGTTCTTGTGCAGTAGGCTCTGGAGCTTTGGGTCTTTTTAAAAATCCCATGATTACTTCCTCATGTGCTTTAATAATTGATATGGCGTTAAAATAAATGGATTATCTATTCCTAGCATCTGTTTAATATGGCCTACACAAGTGTTTAACATAAATAATGACCTTTTTTTCTCTACAGGAACGTAATCCACAATCGCAAAGATGTCTTGGATTATACTATCTTGGTCTTTAACAGTAAATAAATCAAAACCTTCCTGTCTTTTACCATGAATTATGTAGCCATTTGGCGATGGTTTGACTAAATAACAATGCCGACAGCCTTTTTTTAGTAACCAAGACCACCAATTTGTCTTGTCATCTTCAAAAATTACAAAAACTTTGCTGATCATTAAAATACGCTGACTTGCACTTTTGCTGTGGTAGGCTTGGAAAAGTTTGTAACCCTAGACAATGCAGCTCTGCCTTCACCTTCACCCTGTAATGCGTACTCAAGTGCTTCTACTGGGTGTGAATATTCGTTTTTATCTGGCTCATCTGTGTATTTTTCGCCCTGTGTTTGTACTCTGCGGTAACAAAACCCACCTTGTAGTCCTTTTCTAATCATCGTAGCTTTAGGTAAGACTAAAAATCTAGGCTTGCCATCCATACACATTTCTTTCATTGGCACTTCTAAGGCTGCTCTACGTTTCATAGGGTCATTTGTTTGTGTTGGTTGACAAGGTATGCCAGCTGCACGAAGTATTTGAAAGGGTGTATCAGAGTTTGCTTGGTTTTTGTTGTTACCAGAAGGATCGCCCCAACCTTTAAACGTGTTTTCTGGGTAATGTTCTTCAATATACCGTTTGAGTGATGGCGCAAAGTCTATTGCACCTGAATCTGTTTGTACAAATTCATCAAAACAGACCCATCTGCCCATAGATGTACGCTGTAAAAACGCACAAGCTGGTGTTCTACCAAAATCAAAGCCTAAAATAACAGGTGTAGACCTATCCAAAGCAAAATCTATGTGCTGACAGTGTACCGAATCCGTATACATAGGATGTACAGGCTTGCCATTAGACACAAATCCGTATTCATTGGCTAGATTTACTTTGATCCAGTCATCAGATTTACCTTGCATACCACGATCATAGTAGCCATCAGGTAAATTCTTTATGTTTTCTGCTTGTCGGTTGACAGCCCAACTCTCTCCATCTTTATAAACGCCACCAGGTTGTCTAAAAAATGACCAGTTATCAGGACGTTCTATCTCTGCTAGCTTAAAATACCAATGATCTTCATCAGGTGCGTTAGAATCACCTATAATTCCATGATGTGTAGCCGTACATCCTTCTTTGTTGGATGGGTATCTGCCATGTCTTAGGTCTAACATGTCCAAAACGGCCTTAGAATGCTCTTTCGTCTCGTTTAACCACACCCAAGTAGTCTGGATACCCCTAGCCTTTTTAACGTGCTCTGGGCGATCAAATGCGATAAACACCACATCACAATGAACGTATGTTCCATCTTCTAGTTTAAATCTTATGAAATGTGTAGGAGGTTCTTTGTTTCCTTGTTTAAACTCACCCAACTCGCCATGTATTTCTAACCAGTCTTTGATGGTTGTAGAAAAGAGTTCTGAGTAGGTATTTCGTGCTGCAATAATACGAGATAGTCTTACACCGTAGTTTTTATGTGTTTTTCTGCTGACAGGAGCTTGTTCACACATCAAATCAAATAATTTAAGAATACATTGAACGGTTTTACCTGATCCAAGAGGCCCCATAATAAAAGAATTACGAGCACGACAGTCATTGAACTCTTGAAGCACTTTGCCTTGGGGCATCAAGTTATATTCAATACGCATTACTTACGATTCCAATTTATCTTATCGTAGTTATCTTCAAAGCGTTGTCTTGTTGTTTTGGTAGAGGTTCTAGGCATACTACCTTTACCTCCGTTATATTCAGGGAAATACCTATCACGTGTCTCCTTATCTAAAGAATGAACGTGATTTGGGCCTTTCTTGCCCCGACTGCTCATTGATGTCATAACTTTACCTTATCCATGCTCCACACGTACACCTTTGCTCAACTTCAGTATGACAAAGACAATCCTTACTCATTCGCTCATCTAGTATATACAAAACCTCTCTCATAGCAATAACATCCCTATCCACCAAAGCAGTATAAAACGCTTCTATTAACTCATAATCAACATCACTTATAACCTCATCTGTATTAAGAGAAATCATAAGAAGGTTTTTTAGGTAAATTTTTTTTTGAGAGGGATATATATACACACACAATCGGCAACTCCGAAAGGGGGGTCTACTTTTTATAAGATCAAATAAATATTAATTATCTTTTTCATTATCTGAACCATCAAAAGACTTTTTATTAATACTAACAACCAATTCATCCTCCATCTTAATTTCTTGGCTTCTTAATTTTGGGGTCAGATATTCAGCAACACGACTCCAACTATGTATAGACTTCTCACAGTTAATAATAGACGGTTCTTCTTCTGCTAATTCATCAAGTTTAACGGCTTGCTTTACCATCTCAATGACTGGGTTAAAGTCCTTACCCATCATCTGCTGTAGTTTCTTATGAATGAATGCTCGGTTCTTTCCCAATCCTCTAGTATTCATAATATGCAACCTTAATATATATGTATTTTGCTTATAACTGATTGTAATCATTGAATAAATAAAACACAAAAAAAGCGCCATTAAACTGTATATCTGTCTATATCTCTCCCCTATATATTGACACTATATAAATTAATTTCATTTAGCGCTTGTACTCTGTGTACTAATAGTATAAAGTAGCAACTCAATCAATCAAAAAAGGAAAGCAACAAAATGAACGTAACAAATATGAAAAGCCCACGAGGCAACAAAGTACCAAACCAATTCATAATTAGAACCAATGAAGGGGTATATTTCCAAAGCTATCAGAGCATTATTGCTCTCATTAAAAATGATGGCTCTGTTGTTTTAGATAGTTATTATTGGGACTACTCACGCACGACAGGAAAATACCGCAATGAGTTCTTGATGGAAGGCATCGCAGAAACACGAGAAAAAATTGCTAGCGGTGAATATCAACTAACAGACTTGAACGCATAAGGGGTAAAAAATGGAGATTAAAGAAAACACTTTTGAAGCACTTGAAGGATTAAACGATAGACTTACTCAATTTAATTACAACATGGAATCTAAAAAGAAAAGGGAGGCTTTATATAAAACATTAAAAGGTGTTGATGTTTTATTATTGGGGCTTTCAAGATTTGAAGATGTAACAGACGAAAGAAACGATCATTTAACTTTTGAGTTTCAGAATTGTGACTATGAAACATTCACCATTAATTATGGATATGATAATAACGGCATAACCATAACGGGCGATATAGATTGCTTTGATGAAAAATTCAGCGGATGCCAAGGCGTGTTCTATGATTTTGATGAAGCTATCGCTCACATGCTCAAAGTAGATGACAAACTAAGAAGACTACACGAAAGGGAGATAAAACAATGACAACAGAAAAAAGGGGAGCACCATCAGCTCATAATATTATTACAAATCAAACTTTTTACGTTCATCAAGAAAGCAAAAAACTGTTAACAAGAACAGAGCTTTTGATTTTGTTGGCTGAAGGTTTTGAGGATGTATCGTACGGCAATGACGAGTGCGCGAGCTTTGCTAGACCTGATAATGCTTTTATAAATGGGGTGCATTACGATCCCATTGCAATCTATGTTTGTCCAAATCAGGACGATGACGGGACTATTTTTGAGCATTATGGTGATAGATATTTTTACTTACATGATTATCACACCGGAAAAGAATGGCACTCAGAAGTATTAGAGCACTTAATCTATGAGTACAAAATGATCATTAAAAAAAGGAAAGAACAATGAGCAAATTTAATTTATTTGATTATATGGGAGATATCCTTAATCATTTTTATTGTATAAATGACTTGGAGCATTGCTGTGCTCTTGAGAGTTTAATCGGTGGTAATTATAAAACTGAGGAGCAAAAGATTTTTCTTATGAGATTTTCACAAGTTTGGGAATTAGTGGAAGAAAGAGAAAGCAAAAAAAGGAGGAAAGCATGACCAGTAAAACTTGGGATATACCAACTAGGAACGCTAAGGCACTCAGATACTTGGCGGCTAAGCGAGAACAGGCTCAAAAATCGCATATACGTTTGATACGCAAACGTAATCGGATTACAGGTGTCATAGTATCCCGTTTAGGTTTAATCGCTCTAATGGCTTTAATTTCAATCGGGTCTTATGCGCTTGTATATTTTTTAAATATCTTAATAAGGGGATGAAGAAATGAAACTATCAACAAAACAAGCGTTATATGAAGTGATGAAAGACGGAAATCTTTACACGATCTGGGATTTAAAAAAGTTAATTGCATTGCGTTATGAAGTTTACGCGATGGAGACTTCAATTAGTGCGGTGATGAGATCGTTTAGATGGGATGAGAATCGCGCTAAATTTAATTTACCAAGAGATGAGGAGGTCGAGGTATTAATGAAACAAAATCGACCAAATGGTAAAGGGTATCTTTATAAACTTATAACAGAGGAGAAATGAAATGAATGTTTTATCATGCTTTGATGGTATGGGTTGCGCTAGGATAGCCTTGGATAGACTTGGCATATCTGTCAATAATTATTACGCTGCAGAGATTGATAAGTACGCTATGCAGATTGCAGCCAAAAATTACCCCGACATTCAACACGTAGGGGACATCACAAAACTAAACGCATCTGACTTTGAGGAGCCCATTGATTTAATTATCGGTGGGTCACCTTGTCAGGGTTTTTCTTATGCTTCATCTAATAGGCTCAACTTTGATGATCCACGTTCTAAACTTTTCTTTGAGTTTGTCTGGCTTTACTACGAGTTAAAACCAAAATACTTTTTGCTTGAGAACGTGCGGATGAAGAAAGAATGTCAAGACGTTATCTCAAAGTATCTGGGTGTTGAACCCATCGCCATAAACAGTAGTTTAGTAAGCGCACAGAATCGTCACAGACTGTATTGGACGAACCTACCTTTTGATAAACTGCCAGAAGATAAAGGCGTAATGCTTCAAGATGTTTTACTTGATGATGCTACTGAGCCTATGCTATCAAATATTTATGGTGGGTTTGGTGAAAAGAAACCACGAGTGCATTATGGAAAATCAGTAACCATGAGAACAGGATGTGGCGGTGGTCATATCCCATCGGTTTGTTTGAGAGATATGTTACACTCACAAAAGTCTATTGACTACATGGAAAAGGGTAATGACAAATGGATGCAAGCAGGAAATCGTAGAGCAGATCGTTACACTCAGACACCCAACAAAGAAAAAGCATTTACTGTGACAGCTAATTTTTATAAAGGAGTGCCCTACAATTACTTTGAGGACACGAGATTGTCAAAACCAAACATCCGAAAGTTACATCCGATTGAGGTTGAAAGATTGCAAACTGTACCCGATAACTACACTGAGGGAGTATCAAATACTCAAAGATATAAAATGTTAGGGAATGGTTTTACTGTAGATGTGATATGTCATTTATTGAGGGGCTTGAAACAGCCCCTTTCTTTTACCAGTCAATATCATCATCAAAATTATTATCAACTATCTTTGGTTTAGTGTTTTGCGGTTCAGCAGCAACTTCATTTTTAGGATAAACCACTCTAGCTTTACCGATATTTGGCATTTCTGGCAATTCAATACCGTTTCTTTGATTGTCAAAATCTTGTTTATTTAAAGCCTGACTAACAAAACCGCTATTTCCGTAGTCATCATACACTTTATCAGTGTTACAAAACACCGTAAAATTTGCGTATTTACCACCCTTTTCTCCCTCTCTAATCCTAGATTTATCTATCTTTGTTAAATCTATATCAAAGTTAATTCTAAAATACATACCCATACATCACCCCATTATTTCTTTCAGTTGATTTGAATCGTGTTTATCTAACATCGTATGTAAAAAATCCATATCAGACACAGATAGATTTTCTCCCTCAACATACTCTACTACTTCTCTTTTCGCGTCCGAATCACGCAATGCGTTTTCTACTTCAGCTTGTATTTTCTTCCATCGTGAACTGCCCTGGCTGCTCAGCTGTCTAATCTTTTCCTTGTTCACACTTACATCGCCACGCCTAAAAGAATTAAACAGACCAGTAGCTTGATCTTCTGTGCATCCTGACATCAAAGCATACATGCTTAAACTATCACTACGATTAAGTGCATCATCAAGCATAGCCTTTTGTTCTAGTGTGTAAGATGGTTTGACAGAAAAATCGTCAGCTTCATCCTCTGAATACACATCACCATGTAATCCGACTAGTTTGAGAATCACCCTATCTTTTGCACGTTTCTCAGCCATAGCAAACGGATAGCTATTCTTGCAGTTATAAGGGGCTGACTCACCTACTGACCACTCCGACTTGTTGCCTAGATGACCAGTAACTAACACCGCTACTTCTTTGTTTTTGATGCTAACCTCTATAAACTCAGGCTTATCAAACTGTATGCCCTTGAATGCAGCTAGCTTCTCAAGTGTTTTATGTTTGATAACCATAGTCCCATGACAATCCCACAAGTTATTATGGTCTGGTTTGATTCCCATCTCTTGGAATACTTTCTTTACATTATCTGGTATGTTTGTTTTCATCTTATAACCCCAATAATTCTTCGTTAAATTTATTCAATGGTTCTAGCTTTGCATCATCCATCTGTTGTTTTGCGTATCTAGCACCATACGCCCAGTCATATTCTTTTGATTGCCCTGGCATATGTGGCTTACCTAACTGACAATCAGCGTCACCGCGATCAAAATCATTTAACCTTTGAAGTAATTTGTACTCATCTTCAGTTAGACAATCGTGGCATACGTAGGTTGACCCATCGTCAAAGTCTCTTTTGTTGCTGCATATGCCGTAAACATCAGACGTTACATACAAGTAACTATCCTCGTATTCACAGCATCTATCACAATGAGTAATCTCATCATTTGGAAATTGAAATACCGTCATTTTACTGCTCCCTTTAATAATTGATTGAAATAATGTTTTACACATTGTACCAT